GTACGCATTAATAAGTACAATAACCCAACTAACAATGGTGTAATCGCTCCAGATAACACCGGTGCAGCAGTATGTACTCAAGAGAGCTACATTCTCAACCCCATTTCTGCCGCTAACTCTGGCACAGTAACATTTCAAACAGCCGATGTAGGTCAAACTACTGCAACTCCGTTTGTATTGCCAGCTGGCGCAATTATTGAAAACGTAGCACTGTATCAAACTACTTCTGCCACTGGTTTAACTGGCGGTGTAATCACGGTTTCTTTGACACAGCCAAGCACAACTGGTGGCGCTAATACCGTTACTGCTTTAGGCACAATTACTCCAAACACCACTGGTGGAATCATTAACATTAGCTTTACCCAATCTGCTGCTGTTGCAAATGCAATTAGCAACATTGGTACTGTTGATGCTACTTTGACTTTCTCTGCTGCTAACGTAACTGCTATTTCCGGTGGTGCTATTTCTGGTACATTCCAAACTACTTATACACCACGTAACTACACCGGTTCTATCATTAACGTTGGCCAAGGTTACACAAACTCGTAATTAATTGCCTAGGGGGCGCAAAGCCCCCTACTTAACTTTAAAGGAAATTAATTATGGCATCGAATTTAGTAACAAATCTACAAAATATTCCAGCTGCTGTTGAATCCGTAACTAAGGTTGGTCGCACAGAACCGTTTGATTTACAAGTTTCCCGTGGTCAAATCATGGGCCATACTTTGGTCAATATCAATGGTTACAATGCCAACGTAGCTGGCACATCAATTCCATTATGGGAAAATGCAACAGCGTATACATTCCCTAGCACAGCCTTGACTATGACTGTTGCAAGCTCATCTGCAACTGATGCAAGTCCAGCAAAAGTAACTATCAATGGTCTTGATGCTAACTACAATCAAGTAACTGAAATTGTATCTTTAAATGGTACATCTGGCGTAACTACCGTTAATAAGTTTTTGCGTATTAACAGCATATCCATGACTGCTGTGGCTTCTGGTCAAGTTAGCAACGTTGGTACTATCACTGTTTCAAACGGCGGTACAATTTACGCTCAAATTAATCCGGGATTAGGTCGTAGCCAAATGACAGTTTATACTGTACCAAATGGTTACACATTTTACCTAAACCGTATTAATGCTTGGTCTGGTAGCAGCTTATCTAGCAACGTATACATTTTCTATAATCTGACTAATTCTACAAACGGTATTAATATTTCTACCGCGCAAATTAGTTTTACATTGTTTATAGATGTGCATCGTTATGCGCCAAATGTGTTCCAACAAAAAGCGGATTTGACTTTTGCTTTTTCAACAAGCGATAGTTCTTCTCAGCACGTTGCAGCATATATTGAAGGCTTTTTAGTTCAAAACGATGGTCAAGCATTAGCTTCAGCAATCTAAGGCGCTTAAATGCCTGTTTATCTTGACACTCGCGGAAACTCGGTTCTTGCTGTAGGGATTTGTGATCGCTGCAGCAGGAAGTTTCCGTACGTCGAGTTAATGCCAGATCCCAATTTCCCCGGAATGCGGGTCTGCAAAGATGATAAAGACAATTTTGACCCATGGCGCTTACCCGCACTGCAAACTGAAAACATTGCTTTGCGGTTTCCGCGCCCAGATGTATCTATTGCATTAACACCAGAAGAAATTTTGTTGCCGGGTGGATTTACAGAAGGCCCAGATTCAATCTTTATTCAAGGTGTTCCCCCCAACTCGGGCGCGTCTGGTGATTTGTCTTATGCAAACAATTCACCATACTCCACAATGAGTTTGAATCCTGTCATTGGTGCAATCAATCCCAATACAGGTCCAGCAGCTGGTGGCACACCAATACTAATCAATGGCAACAACTTAACAGATGTTTATTCTGTGGTTATTGCCGGCAAACAAGCTACATTTACATTAATTAGCTCATTACAAATTTCAGCCGTAACTCCAGCATACATGGCAGGTCTTGCTGACGTTACTGTGATATCGCCATTTGGCACATCCACAAGTCATGGCGGCTTTACTTATACATAAGAGAAAATGGCTGATCAACCGATTACAGGGCTACCGACAGCTACAACCCTAACAGGTAATGAAGTAACGGTAGTCGTACAAAAAGGCGTATCAAAGCAGGTACTTGTTTCGGCAATTGCCAATCTTGTCGTACCCGGAAAGTTAATCACGTCAGTGGCTTTGTTGCCAAACTATGACATCATTTTTTACTATTCCGATGGCACAACATCTACGATTGGCCCAATTCCCGGATTTGTTTCAGCAACAGTTAATGGCTCTGGCCATTTAATCCTTACTGAGACCAACGGTTCTACAATTGATTGTGGTTCTGTTATTGGCCCACAGGGTCAATCAGGTTATAGTGGCTATTCTGGCTATAGTGGTCAGCAAGGCACATCAGGTTATAGCGGTTATTCTGGCTATAGTGGTGTTGGAAGTTCTGGTTCAAGCGGTGTGTCTGGTTATTCTGGATACAGTGGCTTTAGCGGATATAGTGGATACAGTGGATCTGGCACATCGGGCTACAGTGGCTATAGCGGCATTAGCGGATTTTCTGGCTTTAGCGGCATCAGCGGTTTTAGCGGTATCAGTGGCTTTAGTGGCCAATCTGGTTACAGCGGCTACAGCGGTATCAGCGGATTTTCTGGCTACAGCGGTATTAGTGGATTTAGTGGTGCAAGTGGCGTATCAAGTAGTTACTACTTTTACAAAGCCAATACCAGTGCAACCAGCGGTGATCCCGGTTCTGATTATCTGTTGTGGAATAATGCCACACAGACAAGCGCAACACAATTAAATGTCAGTAAGATTGCAGCTAACGGCGTAGACATTACTGTCTTTTTAGAATTATTGATGGCAACCGAAGAGATTGTCATCCAAGACCAAAGCAGTAGCGCTAATCAACAGACATGGAAAATTACCGCAGCACCAACCCAAGTTGGTAACTATTTTACAATTCCAGTATCGTTAGTACTATCCACTGGATCAGCGTTTACAAACAACCAAGCCATCATTTTGGCAATCGCCAATGGCGTAAGTGGTTTTTCTGGCTACAGTGGTTATAGCGGTTTTAGTGGATACAGTGGTAACAGCGGATTTAGTGGCTATAGCGGCATATCTGGATTTAGTGGAATATCGGGCTTTAGTGGTATCAGCGGTTTTAGTGGCTATTCTGGTATCAGTGGATATAGCGGTAGTGGGGTGTCTGGCTACAGCGGTTATAGCGGATATTCTGGCTATAGTGGTATCAGTGGATTTAGCGGATCTGGCGTAAGCGGTTATAGTGGATTTAGCGGTTACAGCGGTATCAGCGGATTTAGCGGATACAGTGGCATCAGTGGATTTAGCGGATCTGGCGTATCGGGGTACAGTGGTTACAGTGGCATATCTGGATATAGCGGATTTAGCGGATCTGGCGTAAGCGGCTACAGTGGCTTTAGTGGTTACAGTGGTATTAGCGGATACAGCGGATACAGTGGCATCAGTGGATTTAGCGGATCTGGCGTATCAGGATATAGCGGTTTCAGTGGCTATAGCGGTATCAGTGGATTCTCGGGTTACTCTGGCAGTGGTGTATCTGGTTACAGCGGCTATAGTGGTATCAGCGGATTTTCTGGCTACAGCGGCATATCTGGATTTAGTGGTATCAGCGGATATAGCGGTAGTGGTGTAAGTGGATATTCTGGTTACAGTGGCTATTCTGGTATCAGCGGATTTAGTGGTATCAGCGGATTTAGTGGTATCAGCGGATTTAGTGGTATCAGCGGATTTAGTGGCAGCGGCGTAAGCGGTTATAGTGGCTACAGCGGCTATTCTGGCTATAGCGGTATATCAGGTTATAGTGGTATTACACCAACCAATGTTACAGTAGCTACCAACACCACAGTCAATCCCGGTTATGTGCATTTTTCTTCTGGCACATCGGGCAGCCAAGCAGTGTATGTAAATACCAGTTTGACGATTGACGCAATTACTGGAGCAATCACTGGCGGGGTTACTGGCGGTACATTTTAATAGTATAATAGCTGCATGAAAATTTTATGTAGTGTTGCCACGCGCGGTAGATATTTTAGCACATTGCCTATGGTCTTAGGGGCAATCATCAACCAAACTCGTAAAGTCGACAAACTGGTTATCTTTGATGATAATGATGAACCAAAAGACATGCGAGAAGAATCGCTATACCAAAACTTGTTTTGGCAATTAGCAGCAAAGAAAATTGAGTGGGAGTGGTTGTTTGCTGGTAAAAAAGGACAACACCACATCCACCAGCAAGCTAACACGATGGGTTACGATTGGGTGTGGCGTGTAGATGATGATGCAGTACCAGAAAGTAATGTGTTAGAGAATCTAGCAAAACATATTAGTGACGATGTTGGTGCAGTTGGCGGTTC